GGGTCTTCAATAATTTGCAAACTGTTTCTGAACTTGCAAACAACTATCCACCCTACAACATCCTCAAACATGATGATGAAAATTTCACAATTGAAATTGCGGCGGCTGGTTTTCGCAAAGAAGAGCTTTCGATCAATGTTGTACCAGAAGGTAACAAGCTAGTGGTACAGGGTGTGCAAGATCGCAGTGACGAAGAGGCACCCGAATACTACTACCAAGGTATTGCGGCACGTAACTTCACTCGCACCTTTGCTCTAGCAGAAGATGTAGAAGTTGGAGACGCAGAGTTTGTGGATGGCATGTTGCTAGTTCACTTCACTCGCGTAGTACCAGAGGCCAAAAAGCCTCGCACAGTTGAAATTAGCTAATTAAGGAAATTGTTATGGCGGGTAAAATTCAGGTATTTAAGTTAGTAACGGGCGAAGATATCATAGGAAAAATAGATGATGCGGAAGCTGATGGTCTTCTGTGTGGTAAAACAGAGGCTATCACAATCCAAAACCCAGTGAATCTTTTGGTTCGACGTTCCGAAGAAATGCCAGACGAATTTCAACTTGCCATGACTCCTTGGGTAGCATTTTCATCAACGGGGAAGGTTCCGATCTTCCCCAACCAAATCGTTTCAGTGTATGATCCAAACGATGGAATTGCAATAGACTATGAAGAAACTTATGGTGACGAATCTGCCATGGTAAGTTTTACTTCAGCGCGGGACTTGTTAACAGAGAACGTTCATTAATGTACGAATATCACTGCAAAATTATCAGAGTTGTTGATGGGGATACGGTGGATGTCGATATTGATCTTGGATTTGGTGTCTGGCTCCGTGGTGAACGAGTACGTCTCTATGGAATCGATACCCCAGAAAGTAGGACACGTGACAAAGTTGAGAAGCGGTACGGTCTGTTGGCTAAGGACTACCTCAAATCACGACTTGGGAAAACCTCTACACTACGAACTAAGAAAGACGGCAAAGGTAAATTCGGACGAATACTCGGTGAATTTATTGTTTACGATGCCGCCAAGGATGCATATCGTAGTGTGAATCAAATGCTGGTTGAGTCGTATCACGCGGTTCCATACCATGGTCAATCCAAAGAAGAAATACAAGAAGCCCACTTAAAGAATCGTGAGCTTTTAAATTTAGACGGTTGACTCTCGCACAATAAGTCTGTATAATGATTAGTATCAATTGGAGATACTATGCACTTTTATACCTATGTAAAGCACTACGGTAATGAAATGCTTGTCCGTGAAATAGACGGGCGAGAAAGAATCATCAAAAGAGAGAAGCCAGAAAAAACTGCATTTCGTCCTTGCTTCTATCACGCAACGCAAGAAGAAACACCATATCGTAACATCTACGGTAAGGCTCTCAAAAAAATTGAATTCAATACCAATAAAGATGCAACGGCATATTATAATAAGTATGCTGAAGTAGAGAACGCTCCCAAAATTTACGGCAATAAAGACTATTGTTATCAGTACATAAGTGAGCATTGGCCCACTGAAGAAATTCAATTTGATCCTAGTAAAATTAAAATATTTTCCCTTGACATAGAGACTACCGTCAATGAGGGATTCCCAAACGTTGAGACAGCGAACGAAGAAGTTTTACTAATCACGGTACAAGATTCAAATACAAAAAAGATTTACACGTTTGGAACTTCTGCGTGGGAACGCGGCGAAGAAACAAAAGAGTATGATGTAACATACTTTGAGTTTGCCACCGAAGAAAACATGCTCAAAGGATTTCTAAACTGGTGGTCTGAAAATTATCCAGATGTGATCACTGGTTGGAACACCAAGCTTTTCGATATTCCCTATTTGATTACTCGCGTCGAGAACCTACTTGACGAAAAGTGGAAGTGGGAACATGACACGAAAGAGTGGCCTGCCAAGTGGCGAAAGATGTTCAGCCCATTTAAACTTCTTCACAAGAAAGATGTTTTTATCCAGAACCGATCTTACAAGACTTATGATGTGTGGGGCATCGCCCAGCTTGACTATCTTGATCTGTACAAAAAGTTTACATACGTCACTCGCGAGACTTACAAGCTAGATCACATTGCCGAAGTTGAATTGGGCAAGAAAAAATTGGAAAGCGGATTTGATACATTCAGAGAGTTTTATGAAAAAGATTGGAATCGATTCGTAGACTACAACATCATCGATACTGTTCTTGTTGACATGCTTGAAGACAAGATGAAATTGATTGAATTGTGTCTGACTATGGCATACGATGCCAAGTGCAATTATGAGGATGTCTTCTCTGCTGTTAGAACATGGGACTGTATCATCTACAATCACCTATTAAGAAAAAATATAATTGTCTGTCCGAAAAAAGACAACGTGAACAAGTCTATCGCGGGTGCCTTTGTACAGGAACCAGTTCCAGGTCGTTATGAGTGGGTGGTTAGTTTTGACGCAACGTCTCTGTATCCTTCTATCATCATGCAATACAACATGTCCCCCGACACACTGATATTCAACGAAATGCCGATGCGCGTGACGGTTGATGGCATGTTAGACCGCCAAGAAATTGGTACATTGAAGGGCGCAATGGCGGCTAATGGAACTCAGTATAGAAAAGACAAGCTTGGTTTGTTCCCCGAAGTTGTTGATAAGTTTTTCCAAGATCGCCAGAAGTATAAGAAACTCATGATCGAAGCGCAAAACAAATACGAAAAAACAAAAGACAAAAATCTTTTGAAAGACATTTCAAAGTTTAATAATTTTCAAATGGCAAGAAAGATTCAGCTTAACTCTCTTTATGGTGCGATGGCGAATCAGTACTTTCGTTACTATGACACTCGCATCGCAGAGGGTATTACTCTGAGCGGTCAATTTATTATTCGCGAAACTGCAAAGTCTCTGGACAACTACCTAAACAAATTATGCGAAACTGAGAATGAAGTCTACAGTTTTTATTCAGACACAGACTCATGTTACATCACACTCAAACAAGTTGTAGAAAAGTTTTTGAGTGGTCAAAAGTTTGATAATATTATCACGGCACTAGATAGGTTCTCAGAAGATAAAATTGAGAGTACAATTTCTAAGGCGATGGATGAAATTGTTTCATATACCAATGCGTTTAAAAAGTCTCTGGTTTTCAAACGAGAAGCAATTGCTGATGGAGGTGTTTGGGTTGCCAAGAAGCGATATGCGATGAACGTGTTTGACAATGAGGGAGTGCGCTATGAAAAACCTAAGTTAAAGGTTTTGGGTTTAGAGATTGTTAGATCATCAACTCCCGCTCCCGTTAGAGAAAACTTAAAAGACGCTATTAAAATATGTCTAAGCGGATCTGAAGATGAACTTCAAAATTACATAAAAGAATTGAAAGAAGAATTCAAAAACATGGATCCAGAAGAGATATCATTTCCAAGATCTTGTAACAATCTTTCGAAGTATACAGATGAGTTGGCAATCTATAAGAAAGGTACGCCCATCCATGTACGCGGATCTCTACTTTTTAACAACGAATTAAAGAAACAAAAGCTAACCTCAAAATATGAAACTATCCAAGAGGGCGACAAGATCAAGTTTTTGTATTTAAAAGAACCGAACACCGTGGGAGAAAATGTGATTTCCTTTTCTGGGAAATTACCAAAAGAATTCAATTTACATAAGTATGTTGATTATGATACAATGTTCAATAAATCTTTTCTAGAGCCAATTGCGACAGTTGTTAAAATCCTTGGCTGGGAAACAGAAAGAAGGAACAAATTAGATGAACTATTTGCATGAGGATTGAAGTATGAGTCTCGTTGAAAAATTGAAAAACAATTCGAAAATAAAGTCTACAGAAATTTTCGAAAAGTCAAAGTTCTTTACTGCAAAGGACATGATACAAACCAGTGTACCAGCGATCAATGTTGCCCTATCTGGTCGATTAGATGGGGGACTGACTCCTGGTTTGACGGTATTTGCTGGCCCATCAAAACATTTCAAGACTGCGTTTGCACTTCTTCTTGCAAAGTCTTATCTTGATAAGTATGATGACGCCGCGATTCTATTCTATGATTCAGAATTTGGTGCACCACAATCATACTTTGAGAATCTTGGTATCGATACCTCTCGTGTTGTTCACACGCCAATCATGGACATTGAAGAGTTGAAACACGATTTGATGACTCAACTATCAGAAATTGAACAAGGTGAGCGCGTCATGATTGTTGTTGATTCTCTTGGTAACCTTGCATCAAAGAAAGAAGTTGAAGACGCCAAGGATGCAAAGTCTGTTGCTGACATGACAAGAGCAAAACAGATGAAATCTTTGTTCCGTATGTGCACACCATACTTCACGACGAAAGATATTCCAGCGGTAGTTGTGAACCACACGTACAAAGAGATTGGAATGTTCCCGAAAGACATTGTTTCTGGTGGGACAGGAATCTATTACTCTGCCGATAATATCTTTATTGTTGGTCGCCAACAAGAAAAGGAAGGCAAGGATATTACTGGCTATAACTTTATTATCAATGTTGAAAAGTCTCGCTACGTGAAGGAAAAGAGTAAGATTCCACTGAACGTTACGTGGGATTCTGGTATTAGCAAGTGGTCTGGATTGATGGACATGGCACTTGAATCTGGACATGTAACAAAACCAAACCAAGGCTGGTATCAGCGCAATGGTGACGAAACTAAATATCGTTTCAAAGACACTAACACCAAAGACTTTTGGTTGCCGATTTTGACAGACCAGACATTTTCTGAGTGGATTAAAAATCGTTATTCTATTTCTGGTACTGGCATGTTTACCGAAGAAATTTCAGAAGAGGATATAGAGAAAGCTTATGACGACCTGTGATCGCTGTCGAAAAGAAATTGTAGAGGCAGATTTAGAAGAAGATAACTCAAAGGCTATGGCTTTTCATAGAGATGATATGGTATTATATTTGTGTGCACCTTGCATTGCCGAAGTGTATGCCACACATCTAGAGGAAATGAGTGAGCGTTGATTGCCTTTTATTGACAGGGCTTTCTGTTACTGGATTAGATTTGAATCAGCCCACACCACTGTATACGTTTCGACGTAGAACTGTTGGTACATATCGAATAGCAACACATCTCAGAGATCACGGCTACGACACTGAAGTTGTGGATTTTATGTTCTCGTGGACACTGGAAGAACTGAAGGATCTTGCTAGATCTCGCCTTGATCATAACTCAGTCATGGTTGGTATTGGCAGTATCTTTGATGCAAACTCCCCAACACTCGCTGAGTTCATAACGTGGTGCAAAGAAACTTGGCCCCAACTTATTACACTCGCTGGCAGTCAAGATCTGTGGCAAATAGCCTCTTTGCCCGTTGATTACCACATTACTGGATATGGTGAGAAGGGTGTCATTGCCGCACTCAAAGGTGATGTAGAGTATCAAGAAAAACTATCCGTACACGGGGTGATCAATCGACATGTGAACTGTCACGAAATTGGACAGTATCAAGCTTATCCAGAACCTATTCTACACGTCACGTATGAGGACAGAGATTTCATTGAGCCAAATGAATCACTTGTTACAGAAACTTCCAGAGGGTGCAAGTTTCAGTGTAAATATTGTAACTTCCCCGTGTTGGGTGTAAAGGGGGACTACACAAGGCAAGCTAAAAACTTTCGCGAAGAAATTATACGCAACTATGATAAGTGGGGAGTGTCCACATATATTCTTGCAGATGAAACTTTTAATGACTCCACAAAAAAGATCACAAAGTTTGCGGATGCCGTACAAGGCTTAGACTTTGAGCCAAATTTTGGTGGCTTTGTTCGCCTTGATCTCATTACATCTAGGGATGGTGAGATGGAAGAGTTGGCCCGTATGCGGCACAACAGCCACATGTACGGTGTTGAATCTACAAACCATGCATCTGTCAAAGCGATTGGCAAGGGCATGGAACCGCAAAAGCTTTTAGACAAAGCACTTCAAGCGAAAGAGTATTTTATGAAAAACAATGAGTTCTATCGCGGCGAGATGTCTTTTATTGCTGGTCTACCATACGAAACTGAAGAGACGCTACAACAAACAATGAAGTGGATTGACACCTATTGGAAGGGTGAGTCTCACATGTGGTACGCTCTTATGATTTTTGACGGTCAATCCGAGGCTAGGGGAAATATATTGAGTGACCGCATGGACACATATGGGTATGAACATCTAACTGGAAATCAGCTAGATGAATTGCAAAAAAATGTAAGTTTAGATAGATTTAAAAAAATTCTTGAAGACCCCAATGTTGCAGATTACATGAAAGAAAAAATTAAAAGGGAGCTTCCAGATTTTACTACTCCCGCATATAGGCATCACTTTAAGACATGGCGCAATCAAAGCTTTGATAGCTGGACTGCATGGGCATGGATACAAGAAAACGCATACGCGCATGATCGATATTGGGATTGTTCACCTGGAGTTTTCTACTCTGATGAGTGGCATGCTGTTGGCTACTCAAGAAAAGATGTCTTGAAATCCTTCCGTGAACTTGGTAGTATAGTATATCCAGATATTGCTCTACGCATAGCATCGATTGAAAAATACAAGGAAAGGAAATTGAATCATGTTGAGGATTGAAAATGTAATACTCTCTAGTCTTTTGTCTGATGAAGACTACATGAGGAAAACTATTCCGTTTCTCAAGTCAGAATATTTTTCAGATTCTGCGGAGAGAATATTTTTTGAAAAAGTCTTTAATCATATAAAGAAGTATAACACTCTTCCATCAAAAGAAGTGATTGAAATTTCTGTATCTGAAGACAGAACTTTAACACAAGAACAAGATAATCAAATCAATGAAATTATCAAATCTCTAAAGACTCCAGACTCTACATTAGAATGGCGCATTGATGAAACAGAAAAGTTTTGCAAGGACAAAGCTTTGTACAATGCGATCATGGAATCAATACAGATTATTGATGGCAAGAACAAAAAATTTGGCAAAGATGCGCTTCCTTCAATTCTATCAGAAGCGCTTGCTGTTGGGTTTGATCAGTCTGTTGGTCATGATTACTTAGCAGATTTTGAAAGCCGATTTGAATACTATAATCGTGTAGAAGAAAAGCTTCCCTTCGACTTAGAATATATGAACACCATTACAGACGGGGGATTATCAAACAAAACCTTGAACGTTGTTTTGGCTGGAACTGGTGTGGGTAAGTCATTGTTCATGTGCCATTGTGCCGCCGCTAATATAGCGAGAAACAAAAATGTTCTTTACATCACAATGGAAATGGCAGAAGAAAGAATTGCAGAAAGGATCGATTCTAACTTAATGAACATTCCCATCAAAGACATTCGCAATATGTCAAAGAAACTTTTTGATGACAGGATTGGAAAGATTCAACAAAAGACGCAAGGTAAACTGGTCATTAAAGAATATCCAACAGCTTCTGCACATGTTGGACATTTTCGTGCCCTTTTGGATGAGTTGCAAATGAAGAAAAACTTTGCGCCAGATATCATCTATATCGACTACTTGAATATTTGTGCAAGTGCTCGCATGCATAACAGTAGTGCCAACTCTTACACTATCATTAAAAGCATTGCTGAAGAAATCCGTGGTCTTGCGGTAGAATATGATTTACCAGTAGTTACTGCTACTCAGACTACACGGGGTGGGTACAATAACTCCGATGTTGAGATCACCGACACTTCAGAATCATTTGGTCTTCCAGCAACTGCTGACTTGATGGTTGCATTGATCGCAGAAGAGAGTGACCCAGATCACATTGTGGTTAAGCAATTGAAGAATCGATACTCAGACCCTACTTCTAACAAAAGGTTCCTCATAGGTGTTGATAGAGCGCGTATGAGGCTGTATGACGTAACCAATGCACAAGATAACCTGTATGATGCTGGACAAGAACAGGTAGACGATAGTGTGCCAGTGTTCGATAGGGGAAGGAAGGTCGGAAACTTCGCTGGGTTAAACTTTTAAGGCGAGTAAGTACTAACTAACACAATACCCTAATTAGATTTTCTCTAGACATCAAGGCACTTTGTTTTATAAATAGATCATTACAGCATTAATGGTTCATATAATGATCAATTTTTTTAAAAAACTTTGGCAATGGTTTCTAAATCTTTTTGTAGACAAATGGGAAGTAACCATCTATTTCGCGGGAGAAGTCGTAGAAAGACCAGATGGTAGTAAATCTATAGGAAGAAACCCAAAAACATACGTTTGTAAAAAATTAAAAAAGGTTAGTGACAAGCACATGAAGCTTGTCTTAGAAGATGGAAGATCTATAGAGATCAAAACTGTGGAACCTGTTGGATATGATATTACAAAAATACAATAGGAGTTCACATGGCAGACGAAGAAAAGAAAGAACAATTTCATCCAGCAGACACCAATGGTGATGGAAAGGTCAGCAAAGAAGAAGAAGCCATGTATTTGGAGTTTAAGCGCAAAGAGCTTGAAGACCAAGATGCAATGCGTGACGCACAGCGCAATATGGCGTGGTTTTCTTTGGCTGGCATGCTTTTTTATCCTTTTGCAGTTGTTATCGCGGATGTTTCTGGCCTTACAACAGCTTCTGGTATATTGGGTGATATGGCACCTACATACTTTGTCGCAGTTGCTGGTTTGGTAGCGGCATTCTTTGGCGCACAAGCGTGGAGTGGTAAGAAGTGAGTACATTTTTATTTGGTGACGATTGGAAACTAAATGTAGCGAGAGGCAAACTCCGCAACGCTTTCCATGTACATAAATTTGGGCGAAACACAGCACCAGCAAATGGGATAGAGGAAACCGTTTGGGATGGCTCCACTCTATACCCGTGGGCAACATGGGATGCAGGCGCTGATAATGTATATTTAAAGTCATCTGCTACTGGTGATGAGTCCAAAACAATCTTTATTCAAGGTCTTGATGCCGACTTTAATGTACAAAGCGAGACTGTAACATTAGATGCCGCTGATTCTACAACAGGTGTAGCCTCTGCTAACACTTATGTTCGTTTGTTTAGAATGTATAATATTGGCGACACTGATTTTGTTGGCAATGTTGGAGCGCATTATGGTTCCGCTGGTGGTACAATAGTTGCTCAAGTTTTAATTGGACAAGGGCAAACACTCATGGCATTGTACACTGTCCCTGCAGGTCATACAGGGTATCTTATGAAGTATGACTTCTCTGGCAGTGCAAACGCCGCAATCGCAAGTAGACTTTTATTCAGACCACCAAATAATGTTTTTCGTATTCAGCACTCTGGTGCGGTATATGGCGGGCAATATGATTATGAATTTCAGGTGCCTTTGATTATCCCAGAAAAGACAGATATTGATTTGAGACTCACAGCAAGTACAGGTGGTGCTACATTGGGTGCAAACTTCAACCTGGTTGTAATCAAAGAAAACGCTTTCAATGAGTGGTCTGAGGGCTATTGATTATAGGGCTTTACTTTGAAAATTATAGATTATGTAAACACAAAATTTGATCCACAAGAAACAAACAGAACTTTTGGAACTGGTCTGCCATATCCCATGGTGGAGTTGAAAGATTTTTTGCCAGAAGACTTTGCTCTAAAGATGTTTAAGGAAGCCCAAACTGTTTCCGATGAACATTGGACACGATTCACTCGCAACAAAAGTTTTATGAAAGAGTGTATCAAATTAGAACATTGTCCAGTAGCAGAAGAGTTTGTCAACGCGATGCATAGTGCCTCTGGTATGAAGTGGTTATCAGAGGTAACTGGCATTCCACACCTTCTGGGCGATCCCTACATTATTGGTGCTGGCTATTCAAAAAGCTGGGCGGGTGACTCTTTAAAACTTCACACTGATTTTAACTGGAACGATAAGTTGAAACTGCATCGTGCGGCTTCACTGATAGTTTACTTGACTCCAGATTGGAATCCAGAGTGGGGTGGAGATTTGCAGTTCTGGGACTACAACCGTGAAAAAGTTGTAAGTAAAGTTGACTGCACTTTTAACAACTGTGTCATATGGAAACACCACAAGAGAGGATTTCACGGGTACCCAGATCCAATTACATGCCCACCAAACATACATAGAACAACGTTCAGACTTATGTTCTATACAAGTGAAGCGAACTATGATCCACAAGATCGCCCACATCGCAGTCTCTATTGGTTTGATAAAGATGCAAGTGAACCATATGACATACCTACACAGAGGTGATAATGAAATTTGTTTCTAAGTATATAGAAAATGATATGTATTATGGTACGCTTGAACGTCTGCCAGAAAAAATATTTGAACCAAACACAATATACTACTATGATAGATTAGAACGTGTTCGGTTTGGGACTACGTTGAGTAATTTCATTGAACAAAAACATTTTGATCATATTTCGAAAGATGAAACAAGCTTCATACTAGTCAACTATCAAGACGATTACTTCAATGTTTATGACGCTACACATTGGTCTGATGCGATTAAATCAAATGGCATCTGCCCAAGTAATTATGTGTTTGTTGTTAAAGACATGGCTTTTAAAAATTTTTTAGAAAACGTTTTTAAAAAAAATTCAATTTCTCCATTGCCAAAAATTACAATTTTGGATCAATTGAAGCTAAACGTTTTGTTCCCAGAATCTAAACCAGAAAAAATTACTCACAAGTTTTCTGGACTCTCAAGGTGCTGGCAACCATGGCGGGGATTCATTTTCTCAAAACTTTTCGAAAAGAATTGTTTGAAAGACTTTATTTTTTCATTCCATAACATGAATCCGTACATGAACAAAGTTTTTGATTACTATGATATGTTATCTGACATGGGAAGTGAGTGGTCTCCAGATGGATCTGGATTTGAATTTTTGAGACAAGTTCCAGTTGAACTAGATAAGGGTGGCCTTAAACCAAAGTACAGCAATATAACATATGATGCTATACAATCAGCAGATTTTCATTTGTTGATTGAATCACACTTTGTACAAAACGAATCAATTTATGAACTGGTTCATCCGCGATTACCAAACATAAAAGAAATGCCAATGGAAGAAATAGCCCCAGCATTTTTTACAGAAAAAACATACAAAAGCATTGTTTGTAAAAAACCATTCATTGCTTGTTCAACTCCACATTTCATCAAAGAATTTAAAAAACTTGGGTATCGATCTTTTGCTCCATGGATTGATGAAAGCTATGATGCAATAGAAGATCACCGTGAAAGGGCGATTGCAATAACCGAAGAAGTAAATCGCATCATTAACCTTTCTGAAACCGAATATAAGAAAATTGTGAAAGGATGCCAAGAAATTTGTGAGCACAATTTGAATCTTCTTGTTGAAGAAAATTTTACTGTGTCGCAACAATACTACAAAGATTTTCCGCAGTTGCTACCCTACCTAAGAATGGTAGCGAATGGATATTGGGATGAAAAAAACCCCGATTTCGACAATTCAAAGCACCATTTTATGACACACAGTTTTTTAAGCTATTAAAATCAATAACTTAGAAACAGAAAAAATGTGTAAAAGTACCAATCTTTTTGCTGTACATTTGGGCTGGGATAGGCGATAATATCTATATTGAATGAGAGAACGATCTGTGAGGGGTCAATTATGAAACTAGTCATCCTAACTCAATTCCGCGAAAACTACGGTGCCCACGATTGGGACGGTAAGGGCGAGTGCCCCCAGTACTGGAAGTTCAAGGGTGGCGACACCTACATTGTCGAAGTGTCTCTTGAAGAGGCGCAAGATCGCCAGTTCTACAAAGATGTATATAAGTGCATCGAACACTCTTCCGATTATTCCGAAGAGTATGTTATCGGTGAAGAGTTGGTCGATGATATCGACTTCAAAGAATCCAATCACGTTGAAGATTGGGATTCCCCCATCTATTGCATCAAGATGTCTGACCGTTGCCAGCTTTTGTGCAAGCAAGTTGCGCGTTCTTACAACATGGAGTCTACTCCAATTGGTGAGCGTGCATGGTCTCAGACACCAGAAGGTCGCAGTGATATGCGAATGCTCACCTTTGAGCAAATGGACAACCTTGAGGCGTACTATGCCGCAAAGGAGGATGCGGCATAATGTTATCACTCATTGGTTTGATCGCTGTTATCTATTTGGCTATTAAGTTTTTGCCCGATATCGTAATGTTTGCAGTAAAAATGACAGTTTGTTTTGTTGTTTTGTATTTTCTTTTAAAGGTTTGGGCCAACTTGATTGCACCAATCCATATTTGGTTAGCTTTTTAATTGGGGAAAATTCACAATGGCTCTTGACGACTGCACAGTTTATTTGGTAACATATGAAGGACAGTGGGATGGTAAACACGGTGACTCGCCATACACTATTTGCTGTTACAGTTATGGACAGGCTATTGCTGAACTTGAGGAACAGCAAGAACTTTATCCAAACCGAAAGTATTCAATTTATGAGAAGGATGTGTCATGACTACTC